GTCAATGGCTCGGACGATACCTTCTGCATCAGGATTGTGGTCAGAAGGACGTGCTTGATGACGAGTGTCGCCAATCCAGCCGTCTGAGGTGCGATCTCTATCTGGGTAACTATCATCGACTTGGAGTCTAAGCTGTTGCCCTGCCTTACAGAGCCTTGGCGAGTTCGACACAGCTTGAACACTCCCATCGCTTTTGGTCGGTTAAAAGTAAAGAATCATGTCCGCATTCAGGCATTGGTGCAATGAACGCATCATCTATTGGATCGTATGTAAATCCGACTCCTGCGTAGTTAAAGCGGATTCTGTTGTTATAGGAAGTACGCACACAAGTTTGACCCCTAAATTCGCCATACCAATCTTCTGGACTCTTGCCCTCGATTAGTTCAGTCTCGTCAATACCTACAATAACTTCTGTCACAATGCTGTCAGCATTAAGGAACGCATAATGAGCCATTAGAAGTTTACCGTTCCTGTTCCTGCTGTGAATGTTGTTGTCTTGAATCCACCAGCAGTAGCTGTTGAAGATGTAAGTCCTCCGCCTACTGTGAGCGTGTAGTAGTCAGGATATTTAATAATTACAATTCCTGAACCTCCAGCAGCCCCTGCTTTATTTGCCGCTGAGCCTCCACCGCCTCCGCCGCCTGAGCCTGTATTTGTCGCGCCTGTTGTTGCAAATCCTGTTCCAACTGCGCCATTTCCACCAATACTTGACCCACCTAAAGCCGAACCAGATTGAGCGCCGCCGCCGCCTCCGCCTGCATAAAATGTTGTTGATCCACTTATGTTTGTTGAAACACCAGTTCCACCGTAACTCTTGTTGGTTGCGTTCCATGCTTGTCCAACCGCCGCGGCTCCGCCGCCGCCTCCGCCATAGCCCGAATCTCCAAGCCCACCGTCGAAACCTTGATTTGTTGTTCCAGTTCCAACTGCACCTGCGCGAGTTGAACCTCCACCTGAACCGCCTGTAGCCCCAGCATTATTTGAGTCTGATGCTCCGCCGCCACCAGCGGTTGAAGTTATTGTTGCAAAAAGTGAATTAGTGCCATTAGAACCTTTAACTACTGCTGAAGTTGCACCACCGCCGCTTGCACCAATTGTAACTGTGTACGGTATCCCAGCGGTTAGGCTAAGCGCGCTCTCAAGTGATCCTCCTCCGCCCGTTGAGCCGACTGTGCATCGAAGCCCTCCAGCAGCCCCTCCACCCCCGCCGTCAAATCCTCCACCTGCTCCACCTGCGACTACAAGGTAATTAACCGACAATGCTGGGACTGGAGGCGCACCTGCACTTAAAGTTCCAGAAATTACATTGAGCATTAGGCGATGCCACCTACAACATACCAAGTGTCTGTCGCAGTTTTAATGCAAACTGCTGTTTTATATTGTGCAAGTGTAGGAGCTGCTGCAACTGTTCCAGCCGACAACACCGTTGTCGTTCCTGATGTTACTGCGCTTATTGTTACTGTGCCCAGCCCTTTATTCAAAACTGTTATGGCAGTCCCGACAGGAAATGCCACACTGGCGTTTGTTGGAATCTTAAAAGCCACTGCTGTTGCCTTGTTCATAGGCACTAGGACTTGGTACTGATCGTCTAGGACTGCTGTGTAGTCGGCCGTAGCGTCTGCATCGACTGTGAACGCAGTAAGCGAATTATAAACTGCGGCGGTCAAAACGTCGCCAGTGCTTACAGGAAATGTTGCCATGTTGCTCCTAATAACTCAAAGTAGATGTGCCGATTATACCGTAGGTACTGCTTCCAATAATGAACCCGTCTAAAATAGGCTCAAGTGTCGTGATGCTAACTGTCATTTTGTTGGGCGTAATATCCCAAGCAAATCCTTGGGCTTGGAGAACCTTTTGTATTGTTGAGCCTTCTTGGGTCACATTTGTGATGTTCAAGTTATCGAAATAGTCCAAGCCAATCATTGTGTCGGTTGGTACTGCTGGGTCTAGTAAATCTACCGTCATCTCGTCAATGCGAATTGTGGTCTCTTTCCGAGTGTTTACATAGTTTTGAGCCGCCCCTGCTACCTGAGCATCTGTCTCAGCTACAAGGTTTTCCTGTGTCAAAGAGTGAGGGAAATACTTGTCAATAGAAGCCTGAGAGATGACGTTCTGTGCTGTGCCGCCAACTCGATTAAACTTGACATCGTTTATGATCAGCTTGTCGTCAAAGGCATATTTGAGGTTCCTGTATGGAATACCTGAGGTCTGGTTAAAGGCTGTGGCTGTATTGGCTAGAGTCTTTGTGACTTGGCTGCGAGACTTAAATACTGCTGTACCGTCAGGGCTCATGTAGAACGCGCCTAGACCTTCCGAGAACTCTACGTTCTTGACTGCCTCAAGGGTTGTACGAATAGTGGCTGGGTCTGCAATACAGGTTGCATCGCCTGTCGAGATAGAGCGCATAGAGACTGGCCACTGCACGTCATCGAGGATCTTGCCAATACGCGTGCCCGTTGTTTGCCCTGCCGGAGTTGTAGGCACTGTAGCTACGTTGGCCATCTGTAGAAGGCGAAAGCCATCTGTGCAAAGAATGTCTACATAAGCGGTTTCCTGCCCTTGGGGAAAGGTGTACCTGTAGTCGTTAACATAACCTGAAAATAAAAAATGCTGTGTTGTTGATGTAGTGGCTGAGACGCGCAGCTTGCGAAGCGGTACAAGATATGGATAATAAGGTGATGAAGAATTCTGGGGGTTGAACGCCCCAGTAGGATCTAAAACTCTCACAATGGCTGTGCCAGCCTCGTAAGTATCCTTCATGACATTACGCCCGCGTCTGATGGAAATTGAATATACGTTATCAGTTAGATCAACTGTAGGGATAATGACATCAGATGAACCAAAAGTATTGACACCGATAACTCCGTTATCTGGAGAACCTATGACGAACCCTGCCCCGAATGTTGCGCCAGAGCTAAAGTCGAAAGTGACTGCTATCTGTGCAGGAAGGGTCACTCAAACCCACCAGTTCTGCGGTTCACATAAGTCTGGTTGCCCGTTGAAAGGCTTTGCTGCATTAGGTTCTTTGCAATTGTATTGGTTAAATCTCCATCGCCTGTAATCTTAAGCTCCACAACTACATTGTTTGCGTTGGGATTATAATTAAGGCCAGTGAGCGGATTATAGGTAATCATTCCATCTGAAGGCATGGAGGACACGTTTGTGTCTGGCAGCTTAGGTGGCACTACTGTTGTGGCCGCGCCACCGTATGAGCCCTTTTCTGCGTAGGCTGTGCCAGCAAATACTGATGAAGCTTTGCCCGCTAAGTATGAAAGATAGGAATCAAGATACTCAAATGGGTTCTTGGCGTTTGGCAGAGCCGATAGGAACTTGGCTAGGTTGCCTGTTGAATCCTGCGCAGCAAGAATCTGGTTAGTGAGTCTGGTTGCTAGATCAGCATTGCCATTAAGCAAGGCCAGTTGGGCCTGTAAGCGTATCTTGTCATCTTCTGAGAGCTTGCCCTTAAGTGCTGCCACAATGCCAATCTGTTCTAGGTCAAAGACTGTGCCAGCCTTCTTAAGTGCTGCCTGCTTTTTTTGCTCTGCTGTTAAGGCTTTCTGTGCCGCTACTTGTTTCTTGGTTAGGTTTGCTAATTCTTTTGCTCGCCGTGCAGCTTCTGCTTCTGCTGCTCTTTGCTGGGCTGTTCTGGCGTAAGTACCTGCCGGAGACTTAGAGCGATTGGTTGAAGGGGAGGCTGCTGCCATAAGGGCATTGACATCGCCGCCTGCAAGCAGGTTTGTATATCCCTTGCGGAACTTCTCAACCAATCCAATAGCTGATCCTAAGAATACAACAAGATTGCTGGTTGCCTTAGCTATATTGTCAATGGACTTTGCAGCATCGCTGGCTTCTGTCCCGCCACCGATACGCGCAAAAGCATCGACCAATCCTTTGCCGATTGTTTCTTTGGCATTATTTGTCGCTAAAGTAAGAACATCTAATTTGAAAGAAGTAGTCTCAAGATAAGCGTTAGCTGCTCCAGCAGACTTGGTCAACAATATGCCTAGAATGTCAGCAAATGATTTTGACTTAAGTTCTGCCTGAGTAAGACCTGTGTTGTACTTCTTAAGCCCGCGAGTAATCCCGACATAACCGTTGGCCAAGTCCTGTGAGACTGTAGCTAAATCAACACCGCTTGCACGCGAGATTTGAATAGCATTGTTAAGCAATTCTTGGGACTTGGTAAGTGATCCAGTGGTTGTGAGCAAAGCTTGAAAAGCTGGGCGGAGAATATCGTCCGCAATAGCGGAGGACTTCTCAAGATTGGCAATAAAGTCTGTGACTCGGCTCTGAGACATCGAGAGCCCTAAATTATCTACTGCGGTTGCTAGGCGATTAGCTGCGGCTTCATCTGCTGCAAAAGCATTAACTGCTTGCTTGCCAAAAGCCACAAGTGCCTTGCTTCCATAGAGAATACCTAAAGTTCCAGCAAGCCCTTTGACCGTTTTGTTGAGTTTGGCGGCTGCTGTATCAGCCTTCTTGAACCCGCGTGTATCGGCCTTTGAGCCAATTAAGATCTCTTCTCTGACTGCCATTACGCTGCCTTCCCTAGCTTGCCTTGAGCGGCGTTCTTTCTAAACTGTGTCAATGCTATGTCGATGGCCTTCATGGTTGCGCCCTCTGCTTTGCCTTGGCTATTAGCCCACGCACGATAAATAAGGCGACCGCGACCTTTCAAACTTGATACCAATGGAGGAAGGTTGTCAATGAATTGCTGTCCAGCATTGCGGTTGTTTGACTTGCTCACTTTATTGCTGTTGCTTCCAGCCTTAGGGCCAACCCAAGGTTGTGGGCCAATGCGGCCTGCGCTTTCAAAGATTGCGCCTACGCGGCTGTTGTTCTGGATACTAGCCATAGAGCTAAACCCATTCTCATTGATCGCGCTGGGAGTTGTCTTGTAAGTAATGCCCTTAATAATTGTGCCAGCGTTATAGGTAGGAAACTTGCCCTCGCTAAAAGAGCGACCAGCCCAACCGCTCATTGGAGAAGTGGCTGGCACGAATCCTTTTGCTTGATTAACTACTGGGCGCAAAGCTGCGCCAATTTCTTTTTTCAAGGACTTCTCAAGGTCTGGAGTAAAGCGGCGCATGGCTTTGCGGAGATCAGCGTTGCCGCGGATTTCGATTTTTACTGCCATCGCTTCGCTCCTTCGCTATATCCTTAAGAACTTCTACATGTGCTTTGAAAGCCATTGCAGGTAGTTCGACAATGGTATTGAAAGGAACTCCATACTCGTAACTCAAGCGAGCTGCGAGATAGGTGAGGGAGTTCCGATCTACCCTAAAGGGTCAGACTCTAAGACCTCAACTGACTTGAGTGTCTCAAGGAACTGTTCCCCAAAAGGTTTGACTGTTTCACCCGAACGTCTAATAGCTTCCCAGCATAACCAGTAGACATCTGACTGCTTCTGGTCTTCTATCAAGGCTTTGTGAAAACCTTTCTTGGCGTAAGCCTCGAAGGAATACTCAAGAACGGGAGTTATCTCAAACTCCTGCACTTGTCCGTCAGCCCTTGTTACTTTGAGTTTTGCCATTGTTAGCCCCTTTATTTTCTTAGGAAGTTGCTACAGCGATTGTACCTGATACGTTCCAAGTTACAGACTGAGTTGATAGATCTCCAACAGCACCGTTGATAGGTGTTGTGTTATTGACTAGGCAAGTCATTGTGTAAAGTGGGTTGCTAGCAGATGTAGCAGCAGAAGTTTGCTTTGCTGTTACTGTGACGTTATTACCCCATACTGAAGATGAGTTCAATGTCTGGAGTGTCTTAGTTGATGCATCGTCATTGAAGAAGTCGATTGTAATTGAAGAAGCTTCTAGACCTTTAACATAGCGATGTCCGCCGTCGCCCATCGCGGTTGTTTCAAGTTCGTCAAATGTGCGGTTGATAGTAACGCTGCTTACCAATGTTGAGAGATCTACCGCATTAACAGTAAGAACCACTCCGTTGCTTAGATATACTGCCATTTTGGTTATTCCTCGTCTTTCTTAGGTGTTGGTTTTGTTTCTGCCTTTGGAGCGACCTGACCGATTTTAATCAGGAACGCTTCGTTTTCTTTTTCCCATTGTGCTAGATCGGTCATGATCATGTCCATTCCGTTAGGGTGCTTATTGCGATTGTTCAAGTAAGCAAATCTCCAGAAGCGATTGAGAGCACGCTTGGCGCGCTTACGCTTCCCACGTTAAATACAATGCTGGAGGCGTCTAGTAACGCAAAGACTCGAACTATGTCGGTCTCGATGCCAGCAAGGTTGCCCTGATTGTCGAGCAAAGGTACAAGTATCTGCAAAGTAAAGTTGGCCAATGGAGCTACTGAAGTTCGGTCATTATTGGTTGGAGTAATGTAAGGATCGGCAGGAGTGAGAATTAAGCTGTTGGCCACAGGCGTGCTTGGCGGAAAAGAGAATACTGAGTAGTAAGTATTGTCGGCCAGAGCCGTAGCAATAGCTGTGCGGAGTGTGGTTATCGCTGCCATTAGCCGACCATAGAATTGGGCGCGAGGTATGGAGAAATCAAGCCACGAACGCGAGCAATGAGCTGTGAGGACATGGCGTACATGTTTCCCATTGAGCCGTCCGGCATCATGCCATTGCCTGAGTTGGTTTGGCGAG